GCAACGGTTTACAAACCATACTCGGACCAGTGGAGTCGCCAAAAATTTGGGGGTCGGACGATTCGGCGGGCTTTTTTGTTGTGTAAGTCGTTGGGCGGTACGGAGTTACGGCGCAAAAGGAGGGGTCTTGCTTTTAGAGTGCGAGAGTCGTCGTTTGGTGGGTCGAGGGGGGATATATGATATACTACGTATATCTTTATATCCGCCCTCGGAACCCCATGCTATGCTTTGCGCCGCAGGGAACCCTCAGTTTCCCCCTCAACCCAAACACTCGGTTTCAACTACTGGGACAATACCCCTAAATCCTGATCAGGTTTTAAGGATTTAATTAAAAACAGACAGAAGGAAGGAAGCAGCACATGGAAAATTGGTGGCCGATGGTACTAACTCACGACCCGTCATCAGGCGATCAAGAGCGCAAGGTGTACGTCAACCTGGATCACGTCGAAACGATTGAACCGTATCGGGACGGCATGGTACTGGAGTTCCGCGACGGGACACGACGGCAATACCGATTCAACCGAAAACTGGTGGCCGCTATCGGGATGGACTTCCCGTGAGATTCACCGGCAACGTGATGGCGATAGACCCAGGCAACAGCAGCGGCGCCGCGTGCTACGACTCACTGGTGGACGGTATCCACGTGGTGAAGCTGGCGAAGTGCGACCCGCTGCACCCTGGGCCGTTGGTGCAGCAACTGCGCAGTATTCTGACGAACAACGACATCGACCACGTCGTTGTCGAGAACGTCGGCCACCATCGACCTGGCAACAGTTCCAAAGCGTCGACGTCGTTCGCGCGACATATGGGTCACGTCGAAGCTATCCTGACGATGGCCGGCGTGACGCCGACGTGGGTGCTGCCGAACAAATGGATGAAAGAAGTGTGCGGTGTCTTGCCGCGTGACAGCGCGCCGCGCAAAGACGCGATCTACTGGTTGGCACGCGAGTGGTATCCGGAGTTAGTGCAGGACCGTATGGACCGGAAGACCGGCCTGCACGGCCTGCAGAAATCGACCGCCGACGCCGTGGCGTTGTACAGGTGGGCGAAACAACAGAGGTGACGTTGTACCCGTAAATACTGCCGTTCGCGCCGAGAAGTGCCAAAGAATCGAAATTTAGGTACTTCTTGACAGCTTGACAATGACCCGCTGATGCGAGTATGTTGGCACCTCACAATTTAACAGCCCCCGCAGGACAGGCCGCACACACACGCAACTTCGCCTGGTCCTACCCCTCGGAGCGGTGGCCCTTAGTCGCGTTCGGGCCACCGCTCCAACCTTAAACAGTGAGGTGACCATGAAGTACCTGACCATCATCGCCGTACTACTCCTGGCGACCGGCTGCACGCCGCTGACGCACTTCAGCGTCTCGGTCGTCAGCATCAACCGAACCGTCAGCAACGTGGCGAACAGCAGCAGCGACGTTGAGCAGGACGGCACCCAAGCAGCAGACAAAGACTACGAGGGGGTAGCCAGCGGTAATACGGTCGACGCCTCCCCTGGTCTGTGAGGGGGAAATGGGCGAGGACGATATTGAGCACATAGAAGCCGCCGGTATTAAGATCGACGGTATCCCGCAGTGGGCCGGCTGTCTGATTATCGTGGCGCTGTTTCTCGGTTACCTGGTAAAGCAAGACGGTCGCGATGACATGGTGGCAGAGCAGCGGATCACGCGCTGCCACGATATACAAACAGAAAGCAACGCCGCCATGCGCGAGTTGACGCAGGCGTTGATCCTGCACAGAGAGGCGTGCGCAGCGATGACTTCGTACAACGCTGAAGTGCTGCGGCGCCTCGACAGTATTGACCGGAAGCTGGGCGTTGAATGAGCAACAGCATCACAATGAACCCTGGCAAGCTGGCACGGTTCGCGCAAGCGGCGTACCATCCCGACGATGACGGCGGGATACACGACCGGCGCGTCGCTGAGATAGCCAGTGAGACTGAGTACGCAGCGATTCATCAGTACGACAACGCACTGATTATCAGTTTTCGCGGCACCGACGAAAAACCGGTCCCGTGGTCGAAGGATTGGCAGCGCAACCTTGACATCAGATTCACCGACTCTGATGACAACGTCCACGCGCTGATGACGTTTGATGACCACGGCCGTGTACATGAAGGGTTCTACAACGCCACGATGGACATCGCCGTGCCGTTGCTGCAGCAGGTTCGCCGGCGCCGCACGCATCGTCGCTACATCTACATCGTCGGCCATAGCCACGGTGGTCCGATGGCCTGGATCACGGCCGCGATCCTACGTGACGCCGAAATTATAACACACGTGGTTTGCACCTACGGTTGCCCGAACTTCTGCGATCAGACGTTTGCGGCCAACCATCACCACGCGCTGCGATACATTGGTTTCAGGGGCATCAACTACCAGGCCGGCCGTTGGCCTGGTTGGCGCGACCCTGTCTGCCATTACCCTCGCTTGATGCGCCGGCCAGGCGACGATGTTGTCTTACCTGGCCGGTTCGGGCCGCTGCACAATCATTCGATGGACAATTACGTGAGGCTGCTGGATGGCCGAAAGTGAGGCAGAGCAAGTGACCGGCGAAGTAGTGGCGCCACGCAAGCCACACTTTAACCCACTGGTCTATCAGAATCGCAACCCGTGGGCCGACGGCCTGACGTACCGCGAGACTTGCTTTGTACTGGCGTTCGCCGGCAACGCGTCCGAAGCTGCCAGGGCTGTCGGGATATCACCAACGACCGGCAGCAACTGGGTAAAGAAGCCGCATATCCGCGAGGCGATCAGCCAGCGGGCGATGCTGGACGTGGCGCCCGACCTGGTCATGGGTCGGTTGGAGCGCGAAATGCTGCTCACCGCATTCGCCCGCGACCCACTGGCGAAGGTGTCCGACCGGATCAAAGCCATTGAACTACTGGGCAAAGCACAGGGCGACTTCGTCGAGCGCAAGGAAATAGCTGTCGAGCATAGCCACGCCGAACAGTTGACCATGAGCCTGGACGAACGGGCGCTGCAGATCCTTGAAATCGACAACGACGAAGACTTTGAGGAAGGGGATGACATTCTGCTATGAGCCACAGTGATGACAGAGCAGTAGGCGGGTGGGTGCCGTTGTCGGCCACGCACGACCTGACCCGTGACCAGGCAATACGTATGTACCGCAAGGTCCACAACGACGGCGACGTCGAGGCGCAGCGTGAATTGTGCCGGCGCGACCTGTTCTACCTGCTGACCATCGCCTGCAAGCGTATCGACGCCAACCACGATTGGATCTACGACCGCTGCAGAGAAGTCGAGCAAGAGCCTGACAGTATGCTGGATCTGTGGAGTCGCGGCCACTACAAGTCGACCATCATCACCTTCGCCCTGTCGATCCAGGAGATTCTGCGAAACCCCGAAGTCACGATTGGTATATTTTCGCACACGTCCAGCATTGCCAAAGACTTTCTGATTCAGATCAAGACCGAACTGGAAGACAACGACTACCTGCAGAAGCTGTTTCCCGATATCCTGTTCGCCAACCCGCAGCGCGAGTCGCCGCGATGGGGTACGGAGTCGGGCATAGTGGTCAAGCGGAAGACCAACCCGAAAGAAGCAACTGTCGAAGCCTGGGGCGTGGTCATCGGCCAGCCGACCGGCCGACACTTTATGATCCGCGTCTACGATGACATGGTGACCGACAGCAGCGTCACGACGCCTGACATGATTAACAAGACCACCGACAGTTGGGCGTTGAGCATGAACCTGGGCAGCACGACCGGCGCCATCGTCCGCTACATCGGCACGCGCTACCACTTCAACGACACCTACCGCGCTATCATCGAACGCGACGCCGCGACGCCCAGGATCAGACTGTGCAGCGACGAAGACATGCGCAACCCCGTGCTGCTGACCCCGAAGGAACTGCAGGACAAGCGTAAGATGATGGGGCCGTACATCTTTAGCTGTCAGATGCTGCAGAACCCAGTGGCCGACAAGGCGATGGGCTTCCGCGAGGATTGGTTGGAGTACTACAGTCAGCTGCCAAGCCTGAGAGGCTGGAACATTTACATCACTGTCGATCCCGCCGGCGAAAAGAAAAAGGACAACGATTACACCGTCATGGCTGTTATCGGCCTTGCCCCCGATCAAAGTTACTACCTAATCGACGCCGTGCGGGATCGCCTTAATTTAACCGAACGTGCCGACCAGCTTTTCAAGTTCGTCCGTAAGTACGACCCGATCCGCGTCGGCTACGAAAAGTACGGCCTGCAGGCTGATGTCGAGCACATGAAGTTCCGCATGGAACTGGAAAACTTCCGTTTCCCGATCCGCGAGTTGGGCGGGACAATGGCGAAAAATGACCGTATCCGCCGGCTGGTCCCGATCTTTGAGCAGGGACGGTTCCGTTTACCCAGGCGGCTGCTGTTTTTGGACCGTGAAGAACGGCAGCGCGACTTCACCGCAGAGTTCGTCCATGATGAATTTGTACCATTTCCTGTTGCAGTTCACGATGATATGCTGGACTGTATCAGCAGAATTACAGATCCGGACTTGACGGTGAAGTTTCCGAAAGCGCACCAGCGCGACAGCAGGAAAGGACCGAAGACACAAACGAATAACACTTACAAGGTGATCTAGGTATGTGCAGTGGTGGAGGTGGCAGCAGCCCAAAGCCGGCGCCGCGTATGGAGCCGGCGAAAAGCGTCAGCGAAGTAAACAAGGTGGCGCGTGAGAATGTCCGCCGGCGTAACGCTATGCTGGCAGCGATGCAAGAGAACAACCCGACCGGACCCCTCGGTGTCCTGGGTCAGGCTAATACGCAGCGCACGCTGCTGGGTGGTGGGTAATGCCGTCGATCAGCGCAGAAGCCAGGAAGCACCTACGGGCGCGTCGCAGTAATCTTGACATAGAGTTTAACAAGCGCCGCACTGAGTACACCGACTGCATCGACTACGCTCTGCCTGAGTACGGCCGCGACGTTATCCAACACAACGCCGACCGCGAGGAACGCACTCCGGAGCAAAACAAAATACTGGACAGCACCGCCACCAAGGCGCTGCACACTGGCGCCGCCGGCCTGCAGTCCGGACTGACCAGCCGCGCCCGACCCTGGTTCAAGCTGACTACACCCGACCCGATGCTGAACGATGTTCACGCCGTCAAAGAGTGGCTGCATGAAGTCGACCGCGTGCTGCTTTGGGTCTTCGCCAGGTCCAACTTCTACAACAGCGTGCATCAGATCTACTATGAACTGATGGGTTTCGGCACCGGCTGCATGTTCTTACATGAAGACATGAGTAAGGTGCTGCGCTGCCGCACCTACACCATCGGTGAATACCGGCTGGCTATGAATGACAAGCTGGAAGTCGACAGCATCTACCGGACCATCTACATGACCGCCGGCCAAATGGTCAGCGAGTTTGGCAAAGACAACGTCAGCAACCGCGTCCTGGCTGCTTACGACCGTGGCGGCGTCCAAGAGAAGTTCGAGGTGCATCACGCGGTCGAACCGAACGATGACCGGTTCGACATCGCAGCGCCCCGACGTTACCCCTGGCGAAGCATTCATTGGGAAATGGGCAGCACAAAAACGCGCAGCAGCCGCAACGAAGACCCCAAGATTCTACGGGCATCAGGCTACTACACATTCCCCGCTGTCGCGCCGCGATGGAACGTCGTAAGCCGTAACGTCTACGGCAACGGGCCGCTGCAC